GCGCTCCGATTGATCCGGCCGTGAGATTGCCGGAGTTGAAGACGCGGCTGGATGAGTTGAAGAGGGCTGTAAAGGCTATCAAATAAATGGCAAAATATCGAAAATGCCCCATCGTCATAGAAGCAGTTCAACTCACTTGGAATAACTGGTCCGAGGTCTGCGATTTTCTGGGTGATATTATCAGTCCTGAGAATTCTGCACGATCAGTCGAAACCTATTCCGATACTTGCGGTGAGCAAGGGCCTGGCTGGATTGAATTGACGATCCCGACATTGGAAGGCAACCATATTGCACGACATGGTGACTGGATAATTAAAGGTGTAAATTCTGAGTTCTATCCATGTAAACCTGACATATTTGCGAAGACATATGAGTCGGTGGAAGAGCTTTGCGAAGCTGGAAAGATGTAGTTTGGATTATGGCAAAACCGCGCAAGGTAATATTCAAATTCCCTGAGACCGACCCGAATTGGCAAGGTCCGCCTGACCTGCGTAAATACGATCCGCTGGTGGTAAAGAATCCTGAGACTGGTGAACAGCGGACATTCTGGATAATCAAGCGCGAATTCGCAGAGCCGGTTATCCTAAGATGTTTTGGCTAGATAAGAGTTAGATTAAGCCACCGATGAGTGGCAAAATTCAGGCAGCCCTAGCCTGGAATGTTGAAAGGATTACAATATCGGAATAGCAGAGGGGCTAAAAGAGGGTGTCAGAAAATCTTGAGGGCTTGAAGGAACGAATGGCAAGACTCGAAACCGAAATACGGCAGGCGTTCCCCGCCACTTATGTAACAAAACCCGAATTACGGTTAATTGAAAATAGAGTCGGTGACGTGGAGGACGCAGTCAAGGATTGCGAAAAGTCCACCAATGTCCTGATGAGCCGGGTTGACATTAGCCGAAATGAAATCCTTGACAGATTCGATAAGGCTGTGGTTCCATCGATCCGGCTGAATGACGAATTGGTCCGCGTCACCACTCTCTATCAAGAAACAAAAACGCAGCTTGCCCTTGCGTCAGTCCAGACCAAAACTCAAACCACGGAAACCACCGTTACCGTTACCCCAGTCCCAATCCCGCCATTTTGGACGATCATAAAATCCTGGGCATCTGGCATACAGGTCGTGGGCGGTGCATTCCTAACCCTGATTGCCATTGCTCTGGTTTTGCTAGCGTGGTGGATTTGGGGAGTCCAGCATACACCGAGGCCTTAATATGGGCACACGATCCGATACAATCGCATTTTTTGATGATGACCCGGATATTATCGAAATCTATAAACGGATTTTTGAATTCGATGGCTTTAATTTTGTATCGGCGTCAAATCCAGAGACAGCCCTGAAGCTCTATAAGTCAATGAAGGACGATCCGCCACGATTTACAGTCGTTGATGTAATTTTCAAATCCTTCTCGACCGATAAGCCCAATGGCTTCGGATTATGTCGCCAACTTCGAGAGATTGACCCAGGTGGAATTTTTATTATCCTAACTGGATTAGATGATTCCCTAACACGCTTGCGGCTGATAGACTCGAAAGCTGATGCAATTATGGAAAAGCCTAAGACTGATATTGAGATATTGGCGAAGGTGGCGAAGATCGAGCGGGAAAGGGCAGAGGCGCGCGCGAAACCGCAAACGCTCAGAGCCCCAGGACAAATGGGCGGCTCTTGGTTTAGCAATCGAGAACTGGCGGTCTATGCGATCAACCTACTATTCTTTCTTGCCATTTCATGGTGTCTTGGAGCGATAGAAACGCATTATAGGGATCAAGCGGCTGGAATCTCCCGAATAGAAAACTCCCTCAAAACAGATATAGTTGAAATCAAGCATGACATTGCGGAGGAAAGGGATTCACGCGGGACCGCTTTCGCCACAGTTGATTCAAAGATTGCAAAGGTTCAAGGAACCTTGGACGCGCTCAAGAGATAGGCGTCTTTGTCACTTTGGAGGCATTATGTCCACTGAATTATGCGATAAGGTTTGTCAAAAGCTCTTACTCTGCTCTGGAATCCTAGCCGCGATGCTCCGGCTTCTCAGCGAGGCTCAGTCAAGATGGATCAACCAGGGTAACTCCCTTAGTCCGGCCTTCAACGTCCGTGATCTGGGACGCCGTCAGCGGATGCGAGTCCTGATTAACGAATGCTTCACTAGTATTGGTCACCCGGCAAAGCAAAGCCTAAATCTTCACGATCTCGGAATGGATATGCTTATCATCTCGAAACAGCGCGGGCTTAGTGATGCTGAGATTGTGGGCTGTCTTGATAAGGTTCATCAGATACAGACGATTGCCACGGCGAATCAGAGCGATTACCTCAGCGAGATTGGCATATCTTCGTAGAATTTGCGCGGTCATCAATCAGGACTCAGGAGAACAGTCCTGGATTAGACCGGTGACCGCGCGAACAGCTTCATTATCTGTTATTCCTTCGCTCGTTTCCGCCGCCGTTTCGCGGCCCGTTCAATCACTTCCGCATCCTCAGGCCGTTTCAGCGTTACCCACTTAACGAGAGTCCGCCTGGCGAGCATCCTGGCAGTTGCCTCACGGCATTGACGAGCGATTATTTCCAATCGGGCGCTGATGGAGTCAATTGTCATTGATGGCCTCCGTTATTCTATTCTGCGCGATTTGCAGTCCGATCAAGATACCTAACAGAATCTCATCTTTATGCCAGCCCTGACCTTTCCAATCATCCATAGTCTTAATATGACCCCACTCTTCCATTTCCGGGACTTGTTTGCGCGCGACGGTGATTTCATTCGCGGTCGGCGGCTTGGGCTTCGCGTCAACTGGCATTAGGTGGCCTCCATATCCAGATCGTCACAATTACCGCAATCCCAATTTCGAGTTCTGCGATAATGAGCCGTGCGGGTAGGCTGGCAGGCGAGAGCAAGATTGCGATATCCGGTATTATCGCCAGCAGCCAGACAAAGATTGTGCAGTAGGTCGCGAAGGATTTATGTGACATCTTTCAACTCCGATTGTATCGCGGCCCTGATTGCCTGACGCGCCGTTTTGTATTCGGCTGAATCGATATGGTTCGCCCTGAAAAACCATATAGGCCCTGAATAGCTTGTGACATGGGATAGATCGAACCTCTTTGATTCAAGCGCATCCATCAACTGCGTGTCATCCATGATCTCAGGATCGGGCGCGAGACCACCCGCCGCGTCATCACACTGATCAATCTTCGCCATTATGTCGCTCAACACCAATTGCGTCTCGGCGCTGACAGCCGGAGAATAGTTCTTGACGATCCACCAGCAACGCTCCATCTCGGTTCTGATAGCTTCACGAGTGGTGGCCATTGGGTGCTGATTTACAACCGTCGCATATGCGATGTCGGCGCAACGGTCGATTGCCTTATTTGTGAGCCCACAGCCGTCGCTTGGATAATCCGTCATGTTTGGATATTTATCAGGATCATCCTCGGCGATGGCCAATCGAATGGCGTCGCGCAATCCGTCCACAACTGGCGCGGCGTTGCGTATGTCGTCATATATCTCTGCTGCTTTATTCATCTGGCTTCTCGCTTTCTTTTATGCCCACCGTCTCTTGCAAAGCGCAATTTCTCAAGCTCATAGTCCATCTTGCTGAGCTTTTTCCCGCAATGGGTTCGTAATTCATCATCCGTTATTTTCAACTCTTGCCCTAGAAACTCTAGGCAGATGCAGAGGTCAGCTACTTCATCTAAGATAGCGGCCCGCGATCCCCTTCCGCGCCGATCTTTCATTAAAGCCTGTACCAACTCGGCGGATTCCTCGACCAGTTGATCGACATAGCGCTCCCTATGCTTTGAGCGATGATAGGTTTTGTGGGTAGATAGCGCTGCCAAGAATCCATTTGTTTCAATTATCATCTAAATTTCCTTTCCCGTCACCGCGTGATAGCGTACCGGCTGCTCCGCCGAACCCACAACATACGAATTGCTGATTAGATTCGCTAGTGCTGCATAAACCTCATCAGCCGTCCGTGAATGCCTGAACGCGAACCTCAGATCGTCCCTTGTCGGCGCTTTCACGCTCTCCTGGATACAGCGGAGCATAAGTTGTTCAAGCGGCGTCAACTTATGATTGGGCATAAAACCTCTTGCGGAACTCGGCTTGCGCGGCCTCCCATGTGTTCGCCTCGCTTATTGCGTCCAGCTTATTCGTGTTGAACTCCTCTGGATTGTTAATCGTTGCCTCACATTCCTGAATTTGCTCCGTCAGCCATTCATCGAAGCTGACAATCCTCGGATCGGCCGGTGGCTTGGCTTCGGCTGCCCCCGGCGTCTTCATTGCGGCGTTAACGATGTCGAGCGCCACAGAGATGTTCGGGTGAATCTGGCGCTCTCCATAGCTATCGTAGAATGCCAGCCCGGTACAGAGTGCATCCTTGATCGTTTGTAGGTCGGTAAATTCAATCAGTCGCATTGCTTGATTTGGCATCTATTCACCCTCCAGTAATTGAGCAAAACGACACCATTGCCCCCTCTCGTCGCTTTCAATGTTTCGCGAATGGCACCTATCGGTTGCAGCGCTTCTCAGTTTGTGTTGCAGCACGTATGCGGTATGAAATTGGGCAAGCGATTTCAGAACGGAATCGGTATCCCATTTGTCATCGTGACGCAGCAGAACGGTGAACGTGGACGCGCCCCACTGCTCACCTTCCGCGCGAACCACCGCAAATGAATGGTTTCCCTCAATCTGCCAGCCAAGCGCCGTGTGCTCGTTTAGCTGGGTGTTAAATTCATCGGCACTGTACGCCACCAAAAGTTTGTGCTGCATAACTCTACTCCATCCGCCGCGATGGCCGGCGGGGCTATTCTATCGTTGGCGCATCTGCTTATATTCGGCCTCGCAGTGACAGAACCGTTTCAAGTCCTTCACCGATTTAGTAAACGGATCAGCCCCTTGCCGTCTCAGCATCGCCCAGCCGTTCACCACAGCGATTACTCGCATCCAATTCGCGCCGTCGTGTCCTCCGGTTTCGGCTGAATGCCTGACTAAGATACCTGCTCAAAATCGAATCCAGTACCGGCGATTCCGGGATTGGCGTCAACGACATCGAATACCGCGCCGTCACCATCTGAATTCCAATTTACTATCGTGAGCCAATAATGTCCGTGTTCATAGAATATCTCTCGCTGTTTTCGCGGAAACCTCGACCTCGCGGCTTTCTCAATCTTTCGGATCGTCCGTTCGTTCTGAACCTGCGATGGTAATTCCGGCCCTTGATCCTCGTCCAGCATCGACGTACCGTACATTTCGTTTTCTAAACGCATATCTGCAAATTGTCCGATTATGATTGCTCCTTCGATTGATTGCTGACACGGGAGAATATATCAGCCTTAAATAGTGATGTCAATATAATTCCTTCGTTGACGTAATTATTTATTTGACAACCGCACCAGTGTTAGATTATAAGATAGCTATGACGACATTTACAGCGGCGCAACGATTGGGCGTGAGCGAGGCACAGATAAGAAACCTGATTCGGCAAGGTCGATTGCCAGCGACGAAAGAGCGGAGGGAGTACGGGATCAAGGCTAAAGATTTGATCTTGGTGAAACATCGTCCGATTACTGGAAGGCCAAAGAAAGCAGAGGTTGTATGATCTGGATTATTTTCGCAATAGCAATGCCATTTGTATTGATGGCCATCGTCGGGCTGGTGCTCGGAATCTGGTTTACCCAGTCATTGGCCAGGCTCGACCTAGAGCAGTGGAACGACCGCGATAGGCACTAAAGCTTTCAGGGATACGTATATTGATTAGGTGCTGATTCTGATACGACTGATTTGGAGGGGAACGTGGAAGATAAAGAGCAACTGAAAATCGAGACTGAGCTAATCGTTAAGCTGATGCGTGAAAAACAGGCTGACGGCTGGTTGTATACGACGAATATTAATGACGTGCCGGAAACAATCGGACATTACGGGCTAGATGATGGACTGTCCGGCTGCGGCGGCGGTGTTACGCATAACATGAGGCAGTCGATAAAATTCATGTCCCGATATGAGACCGCGAAACGCCCGATCTATTCTTATCTTCCCGATACAGATATTAATGGGGACGCCGGGCTATGGCTTGACGGCAAAGAAACCTGCTGGATATGCAAAGACAACGTAGTCAGGAAAATCAGCGAGAGAGATCGGCATCTTCGAGATGTTCACGGAATAGGGATGAGCGATTCCGACTAAGCTCCAGCCGATAATGACGAGGGGGAATAGATGAAACACTTAACGAATCTCTCAAAGAGCGGTGGCAGTGAAGAGTATGACGATTACCGAAAGCGCGTAATGGCTGACCCTGAGATTATCATCGGGAAACCACAGGCCACGCAATCATATACAGCGGAGCAATTAGAATCGTTCGGGATTATCGGCGTTTATAAGCGTGACGAGGATTGGATTCCTGGCGAGTTTGAATTAGATGTGGAATTTAAACGACTCCCCTAAAGCTTTCCGCGTCTCTGTCGATAGTCATGTCAGAGGCACAACAATGTCAAAATTATCCGCAAACAGAAACATCTTCAACGCAATGGAATTCGTGCACAACGCCCGTAAAACTTCGACGCATCCGAACGTAGTCAAGCTACTGAAGCGCGTATCGGCGCGGCTGCAAGGGCAATTGATACCGTGGGATGAATTGGGGGAACCACGTTTCGATCATTTGTGCAGATAAAAATAGGGCCGGATCGCCCGGCCCAGTGATGGAGTTTTCAAGCCAATCGAGAAAGTGTTAGGTGGCCGGTACTTTCGCCGCCGCTGCCAGCGCCGCAGTCTTTGCGTTAATCGCCTCGGTGATCTTGTCGATCTCCGGCTGATTGCTGGGCGGGGTCGCGCCGAGCTTCGCCACTAAATCATTAATCTCTGACACCGCATTGTCGATTGCGGTTGCATTATCCAATTGCGCCTGTTCAAGTTTTGAAAAATCGTCTGCCATGGTTTTCCTTATCTCCTTGGTAATTACCGCGATGTAAACGAGTAGCGTAAACACCGCAATTTTGAACAATTGTTCGAACACGGGATTTATATAGCACAAAACCTGCCAAAAACGCCATCAATATTTCCCGAACAGATCCAGAAACAACAGTAGGCACAGTAGAACGAGGAATACGTTGCTTGCGTACAACCACGGACCATTAGGAGCGCGAAACGTACCCCACCCACCACAAAGCAACGACAGGACTGCGAGAATGAAATAGATCACAAGATGACTTGGCATAGATTCCCCTATCAGAACAAATTGAGGGGAGTTTTTGAGCGACCAGCCAGCGAAGTTACGTTAGGTTGTCGATTACTGTCACTGTCAATGCCCGGCCGCTCTGGCGGGAGTATAACACCAAAAATAAGGAAAGGCCGCTTATGTTAAACAACGGCAAGGAAAGAATTGGGGCTAATATTTAAGTTATTTCCGGGCGTGTACCTGCAACATCAGCAAAGAACATCAGGTTATTGCGGTTAAGGAATATATCGGAGTTGACGCCGCCCTTTAATTGAGGTTTTAAACTACGCGCCATTTTATTTCCCCTTCTTTCTCGGACCTTTCGGCCCCTTGTCTAACTTCGCATATCCCAGGCGGATACGGACTTCGTTGCTGACACTATGCTCCTCGCGTTTGGCCGTGGCTTCTATGTCGGCAACTTCGGGGTCTAGCAGCGTGACCTTGACTTGCTTTAGGGTTGTGGGCATTCGTCTTCCTTTTGTTGAATCGTAATCAAAAGCTTATCGCCGCCTTTTAAACCGTGCATCAGGGCTTGCGGGATGGTCAAATCAATCGTATAGACCTGACCGAACGAATGCAGCGGGCGATAGATTTCACATTTGATACCTTCATCGGTTCGCTTTGTTCCGTAGACTTCGGCCTCAATTTGGAGTTTCATTAATAAGTAATCTCCGGGTCGCATCCGATTCGACCACGAACCGAACAATGAATACAGCGCAGTTCGGCGGTTTTGCCGTCATTCCAATCACGCTTGAAGGCATGAATGCTAAGAAGCGACCAGTAATTTTTGTGAAAGAGTTGACACCAAATACCCATTAGAATTCTCCATAAATGCCGTCATCATAATCAATGCAAGTAAGCCTGTTCGGGTCAAACACCCGCCTACGTTTCGGATTATCAACTTCGACACTGACGATATCCGCGTCGGTTATGTTTGGCGGATCCAAGTCTTCGTCGTGCTCAACAACCCGGAAAGCTTTACCGCTGTTCGTTGTAATCGTATCGCCTATTCGTGGTCTGCTCATAAATACCTCCGTTTCTATAATCCCTCAATATCTTCGATCATTCGTTTTAAAAGCCTTTGCATTGCCTCTAATTTGATCCGTCCGTGCGAGTTGCCGTAAGTTTTTTCCTGGCGTTCAAGTTCAGCCACGCGCAGAACGCACGCCGAATCAAAGGCATCAATTACAAATTCAGGTGATTCGTTTTGCAACCAATAGAGAATGGCTTCAGCGCAGCAAAGAGCATCCTCGCCCGTCAAGATTCCTTTTCTGAAATCCTTTAATCGATGCGCTGAAAGAATCTCGCAGTCCTTATTGTGGCCGGATAGGTCCTCTGTAGCCGTTAGTATTCCCTCGCAATGAAGGCACTGAATATGCTCAGGCGGATCCTCAAATGTACAAGGCGAGTCGGAGCGCACGATAGGATTGGAAATATCGCTCACCTGTTTTTCGGTAACCAGGATCATCATCGGCGCGACCCGCTCTTCAGGCTTGAATATTTCTTCTGCCTTCGCATCGAAGTTACCCGATGCGAATTGAGTCATCAATCGATCTAACGGTTTATTTTCCATTACCTTCTCCCTTGTCTTCATCGTCTTGAACCAAAGATGGGTTATCCCATTCGCCGGATGCGCCAAATCGCTGCTCTATATCGTTGCAGAATCTCTCAATATATATCTGATGATCCTCGACTCCTGCGTCCAACCCGCGATTGAACAGAAAATCAGTGATACGGTCCATTATATTGTCCGTGGTCGGACCCGCTTCCCATCCTTCCCGTTGTCGAGCCAGCTTCAATCTTACTAGCCAATATTTGGCAAGTTCTGCCTGTTTCAACCTTCCCCTCAGGCTATAGATATTCTCACGAAGCCTACTAATAAGTTCGGCGAAGTCGCCATGACGCGGTGCATCCAATGCCCTTGCGATTGCGGTCAACTTCTCCGTCATTTCCAGATTGTCCCTTTCGCGTAACGCCAGCCTTAGCCGTTCATCGTTGATCTTCTGAAATAGCTTGTCGTTATCACGCGATGCCATCCAGAGATCATAGGCGTACCGGGTGAGCGAGTCCGTATAAGGATTGACGGTTCGATTATTGCCTTTCCTGGTCGGTCTATGCCGTAGCGAATCATCAGCGACAAGGTTGAACGGCTTGTCCGATGCCCAGGATTCAAACTCCGATTGTGATGCGGTATTCCATTCGTGCGAATCGAATAAAATATAGGTCATTGCATCGCCATATTCGTTATCTTCGCCCATCTGGCCTTGCACGACCAGAACCGTTCCCTTGGGGATGCTGGCAACCTGCCCGTCCGTACCGACGAAAGTCATATCATGCATCGTCTTCATTATTTGACCGGTTTCAACTGGCAATAGCGTAATGTCTTGTTGATCCTCTGCGTTCGCGCGTTTTAGATAAGTCATAAAGTCCATTATTGTTTTACCGTCCTTCTCTTGTTGTCGGTGGTTGCCTGCTGTTTGCTCCATCCTTGCCGATGACAATCATCGCGTGGGCATGATTTACATTCACCGCCACGCGAATAAATTGCCGCAGGGCACTCACGATCTTTTGTCGGCGGAGTTGCCGTTGAACAAACTAAAGCTTTCATTTATGCCTCCAATGGAATTTTCAGGCAATACGGCGATGACCTGATATTCGACAATGCCTCTCCCATGCTATACCGAGCCGTCCAATGCGAAATCTAAATGGATTCATTCTGATTCTCCCCGCAAAGAAACATCGCCTTGCGTTCGATCTTTTGACCACATTTACGACATTGATAAATAGCGATACCGGTCTGTTCGTCAAAAGCAACGAGTTTGAGACTGTGTTTACGCGCTTTCATTTCGGGTCCTCGTTCATCGGACTCAATCGCCATTGCCCAGCGGCGCGAGCCTCCGCAATTCTTGAGAAATTTGCCGCCAGTGATTCCTGAATAACGATATACCATTGACCATTGATTTCAGCTAAAAGCTCTACGCCGATATAGACGCCGGATTCACCACCGATGCGACGTAGCCATAAAGCGGATATCTCAACGACGGGATGCTTTACCGGATCCTGATTGGCATTATCGTCGGCGTCCGCTTCGGCCGAATATAGTGTTTCTCGCTCTTCATCATGCTCGATGCCACGGTTTCCCATTATTGTTTTGTCACTCCTGTTTCCAGCGCTTGAAGTCGCGCTAATTTTTCTTCGTATTCCTGTTTGGCCTTGTCGGCAGCGCCCTTGGCTATTCTCACGGTTTGGGCCTTCAAATGGCTGGATACCTCTTCCGGGACTTCAAGGCCAAGCTTTTCAGCGGCGTATGCAGCCGATTCAAGGTAGCCATCTTTTTTCTTGTCATCGTTCCATCGTGCAAAAACATCAGCAATGAGCGTGGCCGCCTTCTCGACAGCGGATTCACGCGTGATAAAAGGATATACCTCCGTCCAGCTACCCGACCCGTCCTTATAATCGTTAATTTTCCACAATAGATCACCATTGGCACCACCGAACAGGCTCAGCAACTTGCGCTCATTCGTGACCCGATAGGCATAGTCGCTTTTGACCTGCAATAGCTCATCCTTGGAATGAACGGCGATTCTGCCACATTGATTGGTGGTGAACCATTCGATTTTGCCTTCAATGAAAGCCTCAAGATCGTGCAGCGCCTCATTCTGACTGATCTTTGTGATTAGCGCTTTCCTGTCCGCTTCCCGCCATTGCTGTTCAGTCTGTAACGCAGTAATTCGTTCACGCAAGAGCTTTACCTTGGCATCAAGCTCAAGAATCCGCCCATCAAAGACTTCGACCGGTGCGGTGCGAAAGATTGCATCGACCGTGATGACGCCGGATATGAATGTGTCGTCCTCGTCATCGCATTCTTCATCCCAGCCTTGTCGATGATAGACTGGGTTGACCACAAAGAAACCCGCCGATTCTGCCACATAAACAACCTTTTGCCCGTTCGCCGTGAAAACTTCATCTCCTGGCGTGAATTGATTTATCTCCGTCATGATTGCTCCTTTGTAAAATCTTTCACGATTGGCCAGTCTGGCTCGTTATTCATCTCAAGGAATTGCCGAAGGTTCTCGTACTCAACTTCGTTTTGCGTCCCTATCTGAATCGGCCCGCCGCCTGAATCAAGAGGGCCGGGCCATTGAATGGATGTGACGATGTTCGCGTACTTTTTGTCGTGGTTGGAATAGACGACTCCGATTTGATCGATATTGATTGTCGCCTGCGATAACTTTATGAAAGTCGGAATACTCATTGTGCTCCTTTGTTTTGGCAATTTAATCACCGTATCTACCTTCCAAAATTTCCAACGTCCGGCTGATCGCTATCGCTAAATTGCTAATCATTTCCATTGCTGGACCAGATAAACCGGTCGGACTCGGTTCGCCGTTCTGCGTAATCTGCTCAAGTTCGATTGCATCCCAGACGCTTTTCATATTCTGCTCAGCCATATAGATTTGAAATTGACGCGGATTCATGGCACTCAGGGGCAGGGATTTATTCATGACTAACTCCCTTTCTCCGAATCACTTCCGCTGTTACTGTATTAATCACTTGAACGTGAGCAGCATCCGTGAACCTCATCACATAGGGTATGCCCAGAATCTTCGCAAACTTCCACAATTCAGGTAGCGCAAATGTCGAAATAAACGGACGCACCTTTGACGGTTCAAATGTCATCGCCTTATCAACCTGCGATTGCGCCATTGCATCAGTCAACAGCGTACCGCCCGGTCTGTGTTCTTGGAATCCGCTTTGCATATCGATCTCCCTACATTTCCCAAACTTTGACTTCCGCGTAACCCGCCCGACCTTTGACGCCGGTGATTTTGTAGATTGCCATTGAATCGAGATTGGCTTCTTTGTTCTGCCCACGGGCAACGGACTTGGCTTGGTCAGCCGTCTTTGCCGTTTCAATCCAGCTTGTCGTTTCGGTTGCGCATCTGATTTCGTAGGTTTCGTTTGCCATCTCGCTTTCTCCCTTGCTGAACTGTCTATATAGTAGCCTACTTCTAGGACAAGTCAAGCCTAAAATGCAATAAATCTCGCAACGTCCAATTATTTTCCCACAGCGGCTATCAGGCGTGATTCGCGAGAAAAGAGGGCGGGGAAGGGGTGGGGTATGATATAATTCATCTATCGCGCCTTCTGACTTCGCGAGAGTCGGTGGGAAAAATTGAGTTAGTCGGTGATCGCTTTCCTCCAATCGCGGTCACTGGCTGGCTCTAAACGATTGGAGGATTCTCGGTGATTTCTATCTTTAACGGCAAAACCCGCAATCTGGGCAAAGGCCCTAAACAAGACATATGCATCCAGGTATCGATTGACCTTCGCAAGCACCTACACCTGTTAAAAGGCGCAAGGTTAGGCGTTTTGACGTGCATCGCCTCGCATTCTGATAATGAGGGGTGGGCATTCCCAAGCGTTGACACTATCAAACGCGAAACGGGGTACAATGAACATACGATCTATAAAGCCCTTGACGAACTATGCAAATTAATCCTTGACGGTTCTCGAATTCTTTTGCGTCACCAGAAGGTAAATATTGAGCGCGGATATTTCGAATCGAATCGATATTTACTTTTCCCATCACCGGAAGAGGTCGCAAAATGGGAAAAGAAACGTGATGGTCCGACTGCGCAAAATGTGCATACGGGTGAACCGTCTGCTAGTTTTCCGCAGTCGGTAAAACCGCACGCGGCAAATGCGCAGTCTAACTATAACCAATCTCTTAACAAGAGCCATGTTAAACAAGAGACAGTTAAAGCAAGTGAGAGTGTGCTGCCCGACATCGCGCAAAAGCGCTTGTCGGCTACGCAATCCCGCTCTCAAAAGGTCGATTCCCGAATAAATGAGATCATCAAATATTGGCGACTCGTAATGAGAAAGCCTACCGCGAAAATCCCCGATGCCCATATCAGGGCCGTAGCGCTACGATTAAGCAGAGGCGCGACAACGCAGGAAATCAAACTGGCGATAGAGGGTTGTCGAGATTCTGAGTATCACCAAGGCGACAAAGACGCCGGAAGGCTACCGTTCAACGATTTGGTGATAATCTGTAACGATGAACTGAAATATGACCGATTTATTGAAGGCAGATGTGCAAGCGCTGGAAACTGGACAGTCAAATGCTGTAATGCCCCGCTTGATTTGCGAAAAGAGGCGTGCTCCAAATGCGGCGGCAAATGCGATTGCGACGACATAAGGCAACGTTGGCTTAAGGATCATAAATTAGAAGGTGCCGCATGAACATCCCAATCTTCACAGCCCTCTCGCTACTCCCGGATGGTGAGCAATTCACGATATACTTTAACCACCGCTCCGACCAGCCCGCACGAAAGCGCATGATTGGATTAGATGAACTGCACAATCTAACGAAGGACTTCGATACGCTGATATTCGGCAACAGCGTCAAGCATAATCTGGGAAAGGTGCCGATGCTCACCGGACGATCAGAACGGATATGGATTAAGCCTGACAAGAAGAAGATTGCGGCGTTTATGAAAAGGTATGGCTTGAAGTTTAAGAGGAGGGCAGCATGAGTAAGTTTATTGAAGATCACGAAATTAAAGAAGGGACGATGTGCTGGATTGGCGTTGATGATGGGTGGCTTGAAGTTATCGTCTTCCAGGCGGTTGGGTCGGAAATCAGAGCGTGGTTTCGGCAGCATAGGCAGACAAGTGCTGAGTTTCGAGCAAATGGATTTGCATTAAGCCCAATTGGATATCCCGTCCATTCACCCAGGGAAATATTATCGAAGGAAGCACAATGGGATCAGGAGGGGAGATAATGCCGAAGACAATAAAGACCGTAGTGATCGGTGAAGCAATCATTGACGAGGGTAGCTTTGTTTTTATTCGCTATAAAAATGGCTCGATCAATATGCCGTTAAATCTATTGCCAGAGATTACCCAGAAGCAGATTAAAAACGGTGAAGAGATTCGCGTCAAGGCTACGTTTGAAGGGACAGTTGATGCAATAACAGAGGTTAAGTAGCAATGACCAGATTCGACGCGGTAAAGCGCATTGGCGAGGACTATACGAGAGAACACGGAAGGATACGAATGAGAGAATATTTATTGAACTTATTGAAACAACTGGAGATTGCGATAGCGCCACCCGAAGGATGTCATCATGCGATTATGCATTCCCAATATGGGAACGACGAAAGCGGATGGGAAGACAGGCTCGCGTTACAGCTAAACTTAGACGGACAATTCGTCACGCTGTTCCTCGATGATGATGATTTTAATCTGACCTACACTGAGCTTGCGCGGAAGATCAAGGAATATCTTGAAGTTCAAACGGCTAAAGATCGTGACGGGCATCTGGTAATTGGCAATCCTGCATAATTCTGTGGTCAAAGTAACCCGAATGGGTTAGGATATAGTGTATGTATATGATATACACTCTTTGACGGTCTAAATGAATAGAAAACCCTATGACGCTTGTGGCGCAAAGAAAAAGCAAGGTGAAGGCACTTGTACCCAGCCTGCCGGATGGGGAACGGACCATTTTGGGCAGGGTAAGTGTAAGCTTCACGGAGGTGCAACCCCAATCAAGTCAACGGGTAGATACTCCAAAATCAAGCGTCCAGCTTTACGCGAACGCATTGAACGATTTGAAGCTGACCCTGACCCGACGAACCTGCTACCGGAAGTCTCTCTATTACGCGCTTTCACTGAAGACCTCATGGAGCGATGGGATGATATTTACGGGCCCGATGGTGCTTTGCTGGCTTGGCATAGCTCATTTGGCAATCCCGAAAACGCGAATCCTAAACCACGCCAGATGCCCGATTTTAGTGCAATCACAACGGTTGTCAAAGAGGTCGGGGCAATGGTTGACCGTATCCAGAAATGGAAGTCTGAAGGATCGATCACAATGGAAACGTTTAACCGCGTGGTTCAAAGTTTCGGCTCTGAACTTGTGCTTGCTGTCAACGAGGCCGGACTAGATGAGCCTACGAGTACCCGTCTTCTCAATTCCATCGAACAGCGGTGGGCCTCTATCCGGCTTGAACCTGTCAAGCCCGGCAATAAGAGGACTGAGGGAAACGAGGAGTAAGACAAAGAATCGGGACTCAACCCGCCTCGCCTTTCGCGGTGCAAACCTTGAAATCCAATCCTATCGCGGCCGTGAATTCCTTCTCTCGGGCCCTGCCGAAACTGGCAAAACTGTGGCAGCATTATGGTTACTAGATTCTCTATTGCGCGAAACACCGAAAGCGCATGGCGTCCTTGCTCGTAAATTACATGTCTCAATTGCCGGTACTGTTCTTGTCACTTATAAGCGAATACAAGAGATTCGTGAAAAGATGGGGGAAAAGCAATCCATTCCATACGGTGGTGAAAAGCCGGAATTCTATACCTATTCAAATGGGGCAAAGTTATGGATTGGCGGACTCGACAACCCGAATAAGATGCTTTCCGGTGAACGGGATTTTATCTACATCAACCAAGCGGAAGAGCTAAAGCTTGACGACTGGGAAATCCTTTTCACTCGCTGCACCGGCCGTGGCGCTGTCACGAAGACGCCAATGATTTTCGGTGATTGCAATCCCGGCGCGGAAGATCATTGGATATTGAAACGCCCCAGTCTAAAACTTTTCCACTCAAAGCATATCGATAATCCGTCGCTATATGATGAAAACGGAAACCTGACAGAGCAGGGCGTTCGCACGCTTGCCACGCTTCAAAGTCTGACAGGTATTCGCAAGTCGCGATTATGGGAAGGCAAATGGGTTGGCGCGGAAGGATTGTTTTTCGATGAATGGGACGATACTGTTCATACTTGCGAACCCTTTGCAATCCCCAAAGATTGGCCGGTTTGGGGCGCTCTGGATTATGGGCAGGTCCATAATACAGCGTTCGGGCTATTCACCGAGAACGAAGGAACGATTTATCTAATCGGTGAGCATATCCGGCATAGATGGCTTCCACCGATGCATTGCAAAGCAATAAGACGAATGATGGAGCGGAACGGTATCAATCCAGATAGCGTGAGACAGGTTGTCGCTGGGCATGATTGTTTTCAAGTGAAGGGCGATGCGAACGGCAGAACGATTGCGCAGCAATACCTTGACGCGCTAGACCCTGAAACACAATTACCGATTGGATTGAAGCTGGAAATGGCTAACGTAGCGCGAATTTCAGGCGCGGCTGAATTGCTCAATAGATTGGGTAATGCCGAAATGAAGATAGCGCCGAAATTCAAAATCTTCAGAACTTGCCCGCGTTCAATTGCGGCAATGCCAAGAATGGTGCATGATCCGCGAGAGCCAAACGATGTGTTAAAAGTTGACGCGGATCAAAATGGCGATGGTGGAGATGACGAATATGATATGATTCGCTACGGAACAATGACAAGAGCGACAAGAGCCGCCGCCGTTTCCCCTGGCGGTGCAAAGCGAACAAGCCGATGGATACACGAAGGAATGTAGCTAATAGATGGCACAAAACAAAGAATATGGCGTAACTGGACTTATCCGCTTTGCGGGCGTGGTCTTTGAAGAGCAGCTTATTGAACTTCAGGGCTACCGCTGGCCGAAGATCGTCAAGTCCATGTCGGAAAGCTCGTCAATCGTTGGCGGGTTTTTGTATGCCATTGAAATGTTGTGTCGTCAAACCGATTGGCCGATTGTGCCCACTGATGAAACTAACGCCGATGATAAAGAGGCCGCCGCGTTCATTCAGGAATGTATTGACGATCTTGAATTGTCCTGGCAGGACACGCTTGCTGAGATATTGACGTTCCTGCCGTGGGGCTGGGCCGTAATGGAAAAGGTGTTAAAGAAACGTCCCGATGGTCAAATAGGATGGTTACGATGGGGATCGCGCGCGCAAGAGACTTTATTTCGATGGGAGTTCGATGATATTGGTACAGCCACGGCGATGGTGCAATGGCCACCGCCTGATTACATACAGCGAACGATACCGCTAGATAAGTGTTTACATTTCCGCACAAAAAGCCACAAAGGAAACCCTGAAGGCAAATCAATACTCAGGACAAGTTACCTTGATTGGTACAATTCAACGAACATCAAACGAATTGAGGCAATAGGTATTGAACGAGACTTGGCAGGATTTCCCGTTGCAAAGATACCGTCGTCGGTGATTACGGCTGGTGGAGACGTGCTGAAGAATTGGGAAGACTCCATGGCCAATATACGCCGTGATGAACAGGAATTTCTAATCATCCCATCTGACACGGACGAGAAAGGTCATCCGCTATACGCCGTTGAACTGCTGGCATCCTCTGGTAAGCGTCAATTTGACACAGATAAGATTATCCGTCGCTATGAAACCCGAATGATGCAGGCTGTCCTTGCTGATTTTATGATGCTTGGACATGAGGGCGTCGGTAGCTATGCCCTATCGAGTGACAAGACGAAGCTATTCTCGGTATCTATTGGCGGATTCATGGACACGATCTGTCAGACGATTAATCGACACGGAATCGATGAGCTTTTGGCGATGAACGGCTACAAGGGCAAGTGCCAGATGACGCACGGCGATTTAGAGAAAGTACCGCTTGATTCGCTGGCCGCGATTTTCAACATGTACGATAAGCTCCAGATAGCGTTGACTGATGAGGAAAAAGCCTGGGTGAAGAGGCAATCGGGATTTCCAAAGTCGGATATAGCGCAGATTGATGATAATACGGATGGAACGGCGGGTCAGTTAGATAGAGATGGGAGCGATACCGACGTTGCACAACCCGCACCGCCAGTGCCAGACGTGAAAGCGCCGGTGATTAAGGAATAGTCTCAAGATGCTGGAAAAACCAGTTCACGCTGTTGAATTTATACGGGCCTGTTGCGCCGCGCACCCATTCCGGGAAGCGGTTATCCCCCTCCACGATCACTAAATCAATACCAAACTGATCGCCGTGAAATCGCCGTGCGACAGATCGATGCACGACGCGCCAATACTCAGGGAATTTAGATTCATCGGCGGCTGGAAAGATTGCGCGGCGGCCTTCTGAGTTTTCGGCAAAGTTATCTACGGACATTGCGTCTCCTTTGCGGAGAGAGAATACTAAAAAATGAGCCATCGGGCATTTTCTTGCTTCCAGCCGGTAAGACTGGATACGGGTCTACTTCAGGCATATCTTCTCATACCTCTCTATCCATTCCCGCGTCCACGGTATGAATCCATTCTCTTTCCGTGACAGTGTTGTCTTATGACATTTAAGTCGTCGCGCCAATCCGGCAAGCGAATATTTAGCCTTTCGCCGTAGCGCTCGCATCTCGACCCCGATGTCATCCGGTATCTTTCCCGTACCCTCACATTTTGGACAATCTTTCTCTTTTGCCATCGGTTTCCAGTATACGCAACTTTAAACGATATTTCAATCATAAACCGTTGGAACGGCTATCGCTTGTTGACGCAGAGTTTATATGTGTGTTTGTATGAAAACGTGAGCATTACCCGGACGGAAAATTCACCCGATTGTTACCGCTGCCAAGGCATGGGCAAGAGCGGCGGATTCCATTGCTGGGCGTGCGACAAGGGCCGGGCAATGATGGAGTTCGTCAAGAGATTGGAATCCGAACGATTCAGAATAGTGGCCATAACGATTCTTAACAGATGTGTCAATTAGCAAGCAAGATTTCAGCAAGGCAAAACGACTCTGGCAGTCGGCTGTTACAGGGCCGGATGCATCGCTCTGGGATGATGATCTTGATTGGGATGAAGACGAATTTGCGGATGATTCAGGCGATTCATTTGACCGAAAGAAATTACTTGCGCTTTTGCTCCTGCTGCTCGGGTGGGGTGAACGCCGGGCATCCGAGATCACCGATGATCTTGTCAGTGGACGCATCACGGAAGGCCCCTGGTCAAGCGCAATGTCCGATTTGGCCACATCGCTCGCAATCGCGGCTGGTGTGCTTGCGTATGGCGGTGTCGGCAATGTCACAGGCAGCAAAGATGCGACCGATTCAATTGAAAGCGTTATCTCGGCACAGCAAAAATATCTATCAGGCTTTATCGATGAAGTTAAGAGCGGGGATTCAACACTCGGGCCGGGAACGGTCAACAGGGCAAAACTCTACGGCTCGGCAACCTATTCAAGCTATTTCAACCTTGCGCGAAAGCGTGAAGAAGATGGCGGGATGGAATGGGAGCGCCGGATTATTGATTCCGGGAATCCTTGCGAAGATTGTATCGCGTATGCAAGTCAGGGCTGGCAGCCAATTGGAACGTTGCCCGATATTGGGGATAGCGAGTGTCAGGTAAATTGTAGGTGTGAATTTCAGTATGGAACAGGTCCAGCACCAGCGGTAATACAGGAATACAACGGACGCCTCTTCCATGTTCATAGCTACGGCGAGAAAGTAAATATGCCATACAGCGGACCATCAGACGCAAAGCTACCTGAGAACGTGAAGAAGCTGTCAAAGGCAAAGCGCACGCAATGGATAGCGATTTTCAACAAGGCCAAGACGGCCGGTAAAGAAGATGCGGCGGCGTTTCAGCTAGCCAATGGAGTTGTGATGGGTAAGAAAGCGGATGAACCGGACGATGCAATGGAAGGGGTTGACCCAAAAGCGAAGGTCGATCCGTCTGAGGATGACCCGAACGAAACCGAACCGGATGATGATCCCGATGACAAGCAGGAAGCATCCGACCCTGGCGTCGATGCTGTTCACGTTGATGGACCATTGACCACGAAGAATCCCAAATCGCATACAGCGGCCTATGTCCAGCATCTTACGGGTCAATTGAAAAAGAGCGGCCGGTTTACCGACGATGAGATGGCTACGATGATGAGAGCGGCCCGCGCGCACGCCGGTGGTAAGGGCAAGACGAAAGCCATGGCCGAAACAATCGGCAATGGTTCGTTATCGGCTAAAGTCAATATGGTCCAATCGGCTATTAACGCAGAGTTTAATAAGCCATCACCGTTCAGCGGTTATTCAGGATGGACATCGACCGAGGCTGTGTTTGATGATTATGCAATCATCCGCGCCGACGACGGACAGCTCTATCGATGTGATTATTCGATTGACGGGGATACGATTATCTTCGGTGACCCCGTGGAGGTTATCGAAACATATGTCGTGGCCACTGAGGTTGCCGACATTTGCGCAAACGGTAAATCTTATCGGCTGTTCAACGAATGCAACTTTGCAGAGCCGCCCGACTGGGTGCCATTCTTGCCTAAACCGGGTGAGTATAAACATCCCCAGTATGGCGATGTGAAGATTACTAAAAAGCGCAACAAGAATTTCATTGACAACTTTAAGGACGGTATCTATCAAAAGAACCTGCCAATTAACGTCGAACATCAGGCAAGTCTTTCCGGGGCTGTTGGCTGGGTAAAAGATTTGCGGATGAATGAAGATGAAGGCGTTGACGCGAAGGTCGAATGGAACGAACGCGGCAAGGCTTTGATCGAGGATGACCGTTATAAATACTTTTCGCCGGAATGGTTCGATAAATGGGAAGACCCCGCAACCGAAAAGACACACAGCGATATAGCCGTTGGGGGCGCAATCTGCGTCAGGCCATTCTTCAAAGAGGGATCATTGAAGCCGCTCGTAGCCAGCGAAAAGGGGCTATTCTTTGCAGAGAGCGATGCGGAAAACGAGTCAAAGGAACATTTCTATTTCTTCACGGCGGCAACGCCAATTTCCAATCCGAAGGGAGGCACTATGCCTGAAGTAGAAACGCCAGCCGCCGTTCAAGCGCCTGGAATGACAGAGGATCAGAATAAGCAGTTCACCGAGCTTCAGTCCAAAGTAACCGAACAGGATACTTTACTGAAAACCTTGAGTGAGCAGAAAGCCGCCGCCGACAATCAGGTCAAGGAAATGTCCGAGAAGGTCGCCAAGATCGAAAAGGAAGCGCAGGTCAAGCGGTTCAATGATGAGGTTAAGGGGCGCACCGAGGGCGGTATTCAATGGGTAGGCAAGTCTGACAAGCACGTAACAAAGCTTGAACAGATTGCGGACAAGTTCGGCGAGGATTCCGATTTCTTCAAAGAATATATTGAGGAACAACGGACGCACAGTCGCCAGCTTGAACAGTCGCGCATGTTTGGCGAAGTCGGCAGCGATGCCGTAGAGGTCAATCAGTCCACGGCAACGGGTAAGCTTAAGGTTATGGCGGAGGCGATTCGCAAGGAAAACCCCAAGCTGTCAGCGGAGCAGGCGCAAGTCGAGGCCTTGACCCGTAACCCCGATCTTTACAAACAATACAATAAAGAATTGCAAATGGGGGTAAACTAACAATGTCGTTTGAACTTTTAGGACAAGATATCACCATGCCGCAGGGCGGTGATTTGACCGCGAACCAGTTTCTTTTCGTGAAGCTGAATTCGTCCGGCCAGGTTGTCGCAATGGCAGCGGCCACCGACATACCTTTCGGCATTCAACAAGACGTTCCGCGCACATCAACAACCGGTCTTGCCGTCACTGTTCGTATGTTTGGCGTGAGCAAATGCGTGGGCAATGGCAGTGTGACGGCCGGGAATCAGATTGAACCCGATTCAACGGGCAAGGCCGCGCCAGGCGTTAACGGCACGGATACGACTCATTATATCGTGGGTCAGGCGCTTGAAACCAGTACAGTATCAGGTGAATTAGTGGCCGTTGCGTTCAATTGCCTGAATCCCGGACGTGGTGCATAAGCATGAACGGTTCAATTAAAAATGAGCCGAAAGAGATTCGCTGTCCGGCCACGAAGCATCTGTTGTGTAAAATAACAGGCGAGATCGTGGGGACGATAGAGATCCGATGTAGGTGCGGTAGAACTGTGATGATTCCAGCCACAGGGATACCGCGAGTCGAAACCGAAATTGCCGCGCTAGCCAGCTAGTCCATAAGGCGCGTATATCAGAGAGACCACAGCCCTTGAGAGGCGAGAGTCCTTTTAATCAAAGGAGATAGCCTCATGGCCCAACCGACACTCAATCAGGTCCACGTAGACGCGATTCTGACAAACATTAGCGTGGCCTTTCTTCAGAACGCGGATAACTTCATCGCGCCGAAAGTCTTCCCGTTAATTCCGGTCGATAAAAAGTCAGACGTTTATTTCTTCTACACTCAGGAAGATTGGTTCCGGGATGAGGCCGATGATAGAAAAGAAGGCGCGGAATCAAAGGGGTCTGGCTACAACAACACAACTGATAGTTATGATTGCGCTGTCAAAGCAATCCATAAGGACATCGGCTATCAGACACGATTGAACGCCGATAACCCGTTGAACCTGGACAGGGACGCAACGGAATTCGTAACCCAGCGTTTAATGCTACGACAGGAGCGTCAATGGGTAACGGATTTCTTCACGACTTCA